CATAATCTAAGTATCTCTCTTTTGTATTTGTCTCGTCCTCTATCCTCCACGAGATAGCATAATTCTTTATTTGATCCAAAGTACTCTTTCCAATCGGATTCAACTCTCGTTCGTACTCTGCGATTACGTTTAGAGTTTTTTGGTAGTGTCTTAGGCCTCCAAAAGTTCTTTTTACCGAGATATTTTTTATTTGTATCCAATTCTGTGATAACATACACGAATCCTTGGTATTCATCCGGTGTGTCATCATATGGTTTATTTTCATAGTACCACGTCATTCCCACTCTTCTTCGCCTGTGTCGTAAATAATATGTCCATCAGAGATATTTATCTCTTCAAGCATTTCTTCTCCGCACGACGGGCAAAAGGTGAGCTCTTGATCTTCATCTTCAAATTGAATCTTAAATTTACACTTACAAGACCAGCATTCTTTCATATTGTCATCCCACCGAGAGCACGTGACAATAAATGGTCTTCTAATTCGTTATAGCCACCAATATATGTGTCATCAATAAGAACAACAGGCATAGTTCGAGCCATAGGAAATTTTTCAATTAACTGCTCTTTGGTCAGATCTTTACCAACTTCATACTCGGTAAAATCTAATCTTTTAGCTTGTAATGCCGCTTTAGTCGCCATACAATAGCTACATGGCGGCTGTGACCGCGTATAAACTTCAATCTTCATTATAGGCTCATTCCTTTTAATAGGTCGTCGCTTACGTCTTGTTTGACTCCACCAATAACGTAAGAACTAATTTCGGTTTCTTGTGGGGCAACTTGAACATTGCCGCCTCCAATCCACTTGTCTGTCCAAGGCAATGGGTTGGCTTGTGGAACTTGATATGGTGATGGAAGACCAAGAGCTTTCATTCTCTTGTGAGCAATCCATTCAATATAATTATATAGCAAGCTGGCATTGAGACCAATCATTGAACCATCTTTAAACAGGTAATCAGCCCAGACTTTTTCTTGATCAACAGCAGACTTAAACATGTCTACAACTTGATCTTCCATTTCGTTCTTTATTTTTTCGAAGTCTTTGTCTTCTTTAGGAAGAGTTTTAATAATAGTTTGAGAAGCAGCAAGGTGCGTATTTTCATCGCGAGCAATAAACTTAATAATTTTCGCGTTACCTTCCATCCTTTTAAGTTCAGCAAAAGCCCAACTACAAGCAAACGAAACATAGAATCGTACTCCTTCTAATACGTTAATTGAATTAAGAGCCAGCCATAATTTACGTTTTAGTTCATACGTATCCACTTCTCTACTAATACCATTGACTTTATGAATGCCAGGACCCAATAGACTATGCCATTTATTATATTCAATAAAGTCGTCATAGTACTCAGAAATGTCTTTAGCGCAATCAACAATTTCGTTAATATCCAACATTGTGTCAAATACATTCGAAGGGTTTGGATAAATGTTTCGAATAATATGTGTATATGAACGACTATGGATTGTTTCCATAAAGGCCCAAGTCTGCACCAATGGTTCTAGCTCAGGTACCGATGCAATAGGCATCAAAGTTTCAGTTGGACCACGACCCTGTACAGAGTCTAGTAATATTTGACGTTTAAGATTAGAAGTAAAAATATGCTTTTCGTGTTCTGTCAAATTACCAAAATCACTACGATCTTTTGATACATCTACCTCTTCAGGTCTCCAAAAGAATCCAAGCATTTTGTCTGTGATTTTATCAAGTGCTGGATACTTAAGCATATCGTAACGAGCAATATCTACTTCACCATCAAAGAACATCTTTGATTCCATGTGTGATTTTGTTTTTTGTTTGAATACTGACATTTCAATTCCCTTCTAAATTACGCAGCTTTCGCATGCTTCATCATCATCTATATCTGCCAGTGGCAGTTCTATTTCGTCATCTTTGTGTTCGCCAGCGCCATCATATGTATTATTGTAATAAAGCTGTTTGCCTCCATACTTATAGAATGAGACAAGATCAGTCATCATTTGTGACATTGGAACCTTACCATCTTCAAATTTTTCTGGATTATAAGACGTATTTACAGAAATACCTTGGTCAATGTACTTCTGCAATACAGCACAAATTTTAAGATAGCCAGATGGGTTTGGTTGATCCCATAGTAAATCATATTTATTCCTAAGATGATAGAAGCCTGGAACAACTTGAGCCATTACACCATCTTTTGATTGTTTATATGACACTAGAGCTCTTGGTGGTTCAATACCATTTGTTGAGTTAGATATTTGAGCTGAAGTTTCAGCAGGCATAAGAGCCATAAGAGTTGAATTGCGAATACCGAACTTAAGAGCTTTTTTCTTAAGTGATGCCCAACCTTTTCTCTCTTTATGTGGTATAAGCTCATCAACTTCTTTTTTATAAGTGTCTTTTGGAAATACGCCTAACGAATATTTTGTTTCGTCTGATTTTCCACATGGTCCTTTTTCTTCGGCAAGATCCACACTCGCCTTAATAAGGTAGTAACTCCATGCTTCAGCGTATTCGTCGATTGTTGGCAAAGCTTCTTCGTCGTATTTAAGTCCTCGTTTAGCAAGGAAATATGATAGGTTAATAATTCCCACTCCCAACGGGCGCCGTGCCATAGTACTCTCATAAGCTGCTGGCACTGGATAATCTTGGTACGTAAGCAGCTCGTCCAAAGCTCTAACTGCGAGTGTGCAGTATTTTTCGAATTCTTTTGGTTCATTGATTAACCCCCAATTGATTGCTGATAAAGTACAAAGAGAAATTTCACCTTCTGAATCATCAGCCGAATTAAGTGGCTTAGTGGGCAAATCGATTTCACAACACAGGTTACTCATACGAATAGGAGCCTTTGATGGATCAAAAGAACCATGATCATTGGCGTGGTCGACATTCATAATATAAATGCGTCCTGTATCTTTTCTTTCTGTTATTAGTTGTGTGAATACTTCCAAAGCTGGAAGAGTTGATTTACGAATTGATGAATCTTTTTCATACTTTTCATATAGACGTCTAAATTCGTCTTGGTTAGAGTAAAATGCGTCATATAGACCTGGTACGTCATTTGGTGAAAAGAAAGTAATATTGCCACCTGATAATAGACGCTCATACATCAGTTTATTTAACTGAAAGGCATAATCCATTTGACGTACACGGGTTTCTTCAGTTCCTTTATTGTTTTTCAATACAACTAGATTCTCAAACTCATAATGCCAAAGAGGAAAATAACAAGTTGCGGCTCCACCTCTTACTCCACCTTGGGAACAAGACTTGACAGCTGATTGGAAGTATTTGAGGAAAGGAATGAGTCCAGTGTGGACAATATCTCCGGCGCGAATTCTACTACCAAGAGCACGAATGCCACCAGCACCAACACCGATACCAGCTTTCTTACTAATATAACGAACAATACTAGTGCTAGTAGCGTTAATACTATCGAGACTGTCCCCTGATTCGATAAGTACGCAAGAAGAGAACTGGCGTGTTGCTGTGCGGAGTCCAGCCATAATTGGAGTTGGGAGGCTAATGTAGAATTGAGAGGTTGCATCATAAAAATCCTTTACCCACTTAAGTCTTTCTTCCTGAGGATAATCAGCAAATAAAGTTGCTGCAATCATCATGTATAAGACCTGTGGAGTTTCATAACATTGTTTAGTATTACGATCCTGAGCAAGATATTTACCGCGAAACTGTTCCATACCCACATAAGTAAAATCATCATCTCGCTTATGGTGGATAAATGTTTCAAGTTTGTCTATCTCTTCCTCATTGTACTTATCAAGAATAGCGGGATCGTACACGCCCTTCTCAATATTCTTTTCAATAATATCTTTAAGCAACCAAGGTTCATATTGACCATACACCTCTTTACGAAGCTTATAGTTAATAAGTCTTGCTGCAACATACTGATAATTTGGAGTGTCTTCACTAATCAGCTCAGCTGCTGACTTAATTAAGAGCTCATGAATATCATATGCTTTAATTCCATCATAAAGTTGAATGTTAGACCTGAGTTCTATTTCAGAAATAGATACGTTTGATACGCCTTCTGTCGCCCACTCAAGTACTCTATGAACTTTTTCAAGATCAAATGGCTCTTTTCCGCGGCCATTACGCTTTGTCACCATAATTTGGTTGTTCATTGACTACTCCGCTTTTCATTTTATAATACTATTATATCACAAAATGAGTGAATTGTAAACTGTTTATTTTATATCTATCTTAGCATTAACTTTACGATGGCCGTTCCAAGCAATAAATCCACCAATTCTTAAAGCCCAATATGCTAAGTTGTTTAGAAAATGAAATCCATTTTGTTCAATATTGATATCGCGAAAGATTTCATCAGCTTGTTTCTGATTGATTTCTCCCATAGTGGATTTCTTATCTGATTTTAGAAGTGTTGCATACTTATAAGCATAGTCGTGAACTAGACCGCCCATAAGTAAAACACCGACTGGGGAAAGCCATGTATGTAAAAATTTAGGAATAGAAGCACCATCAAATTGAAAGCCGGCTGGGATAACATACCATTCGCCGTTTAATTTATATTCCCAATCTTGAGCTACTGTCCAATGCCGTGTCCCAGTAAGCCACATCCAAATAGCATTCCAAAAGCCTTTACCAGCAGTTGCTATTTTAATTGGCTTTAGTTGAGGCATATCTTTATATTCAAAACCAATAATCTCTTCATCACAATCAACTCCAAGCCAGTTGATAAACCATCCTATAATAATTAAAACACCTACTATAGTAAATTGCCACCAAGTGACGAGCTGATCTACTATGAAATCCATTATTGATTCTCCTGTTGTTTATCCTCCGTCACTGCCTTTTCATAATAAACGATGATTTCTGTCTGTTGATTTATATATCTTCGAAGGTCCGCAATATTCAATGCTAATGTTTCATAATCTTTCATACTTAGCGCAACAAAAGCCAATTCACCGTATATTTCAGTAAATTCTTTTACGAATTCTTCATAATTATCTTTAGTAACTACAAAGACTCTGGTATCATTGAGCTGGAGCGGTTTTGGTCTTGCCACCGTTGGTATCTGTACCTTCTCCACTTTGACCACTGTTTTGATCTCCGGTTCCGGACGGAGACTGCTGCAGCCAGCTAGGAGTAGGAAGGTCAGTAGTATTACCGGTGTCACCCATGAGACCGCGCCAAAGTTTAGCTGACGCGCCATTCATTTTTCCTTCTAGAGTTTTTGAGTCTTTAAGAGCTTCAACTACCAGGTTTAACTTACTTAGTTTTTGTCTAAGTTCGTCACCATAAGCTTCAGCCTTTTGTAAATCTTCTTGTAATGA